GCAAGGATACTCAGAAGATTGGACGACTGGTAGGGTCTACATGACAGCGCCTATAGAAAAAATATTAGAAAATCAAGTCAAAGCATTGCCAGGGTTAAAGCTTGCGAGCGACGGGCTGAAGCCCTGTATAAGTTCTCACCCAAACCTTCAAATCGATATCACGTGTCACAGAGGGCTTAAAGGTTTATAGGTTGGGGAGATAGATAGGACTGGCTTTAGACTGTGTCACAGTGGTCTTTGGACGTTTCTGGACGTTTCGATATCACGATTCCTTCAATTTTGCCCTCAATTTAAGGTATTTTCAGAACATCAGATTTTCTGAAATGGTTTGCGAATTTAATAGAGCCGTAACTGAAGTGCCAGGGGTCCGATCATCGTCAGCCACTGACTCCGATCAGCGTCTATAAACTCGATCCGGTAGTCTTTATTGAGGGGTTGGAGGGCAACTCCCTTGCGAGCTTCATCATACTGTATCCTTTTCAGGGTAATGCCTGTCTCGTATCTGACGGCACAGATCTTCCCATCCAGACCATCCCAGGTAATCTGCTTTCTGATTAGCACAACGTCTCCATGCAGAATCTGAGGCTCCATGCTATGACCATTGATTTGGAAGGCAATGTAGCTGTCCGTTCCGAAGGGAATGTAACGAGTGGGGACTTCGACGGTATCCGTCGGCTCTATACCTTCTGGAACTTCTATGGGGGTTCCAGCGGCTATTTCCGCTGCGATCGGGAACACTGAGGTACGAATGTAAGTCTTATCAAGATCATTCATTAAGACCGGTTTACCATCCACGATCTGGACTTTCTTGGTAGTCCGGATATCATCTCCCAACTCCCAGGGAGCCAGGATGAACATATTGCCTTCGCCTCTTAAAAGCCAGTTCACATTCACTCCTGCATCGACTAATCTGGCCATGAATTGAGGGTCGGGAAACCTCTCATTATTCTTATAGCGGTCCAAAGAATTGGCAGAAATGCCAAACTTTTCTGTGAACTGGTACTGCTTCAATTTCATTGCTTTAATCAGCATTCCCAGTCTGCTGCCGACGTCATTCGGGTCCATTATTCCTCCTATAAGGTCATTTTTCGCTTGACCTTTTGCCGTATGGGTAAGATTATGCATCCGTAGACAAGATAATTTGTCTATCTTTTTTGTCAATGCTTATTTATATAGTTGTGATTCGGCGGCGGATTCTTCCGCTCGTATCAGATAGATTTCAAAGCTTGCCGGAAAGAGCAGAAAGGACTTCCCAAGTTATTGCGATGCAGTTACGTAGCACCCAACAATAATATCAGGGAGGCGCTTATGAAAGCGACCAGTTACGAGCCAGGAGAATGTAGGGTCAAGGACGACCTCTGTGACACACCGACCTCTGTGACAGGTGTCACACACCCCTCCAATCGGAGAAAAAAGCCGCCGATGCTGATCAGTAGATATGTTGAACGCTGTGACAGATCGATAGGCCTAAAAAAGGCCACCACTGTGACAGATTATCCGACCTCTGTGACACGCCACCGGAGTGGTGGTGTCACAGTGGTCTTACCTGTAGCTGAAGATTATTGGCAGAGGCTGAACATGAGCAAGAACAAGATTAGGTCAGTCTGGCTGACCGTGGAGCGGGCGGCGGAGCTATTAGGCTGCTCCACCCGTACAGTATGGCGCAATATCAAGCGCAACAAGACCGAAGTGTATAAGCACCTGGTCGAGCAGGATGGCTATAAGGTCATGAAGACCTTCCTGCTGACCGAGCCATCCTTATATATAAAGGAGATGGCAGACTGCCAGGCCAGACATCTGGTGCCTGCCGGCTTCATTGAGATCACTCTCAAGGTGGATGGCAAGGACCTGCACAGCGCTTTGATCTACAAATACAGCGAGGAGGACAAGCATGAGCATCTATGATGAAATCGATCCCCTAGCCTACGCGGAGCTCTATCAGAGTATCTATCCCGATTGGAAGGGTAAGCAGGAGCTACTGGACCTGATCGGGAATACCCAGGAGATCAAACCCAAGGCAAAACCTCAACCAGCGCTTATCAGCGAGCCCACTGAGATCGTTAAGCCTGATCCTGGCATAGTCCTGGAAGGCGAGGTATGCGATCTTGAGGATAAGGAAGAGGGATACATCGACTTCACTCCGGAAGAGCGGGTGCCCGTTAAATACGATAACGAAGCCAAGCTCCTGGGTTACTTCTGCAGCACTGTGCTGGATCGGCTCCATACCTGCGAATCCAAAGGCAGGGAGTGGGAACTGATCACAGAGGAATACAATCAGGGCAGTCTGGTGCCGGAACTTTATGCTTTAAAAGGGAAACGCACCGAAAGAGCCTTGCGTATCTGGCTGGGACGCTATGAGCAGAGCAAACAAGACATGTATGCTCTCCTACATGGCAATCGCTATCAGAAGCGACAACGCAAGATCACTGAACTGGAAGGCAAAGTGCTGCTGGTGATCCTGCTGCATCCCAACCGGATCAGCATCGGCAGCGCTCTCAAGTTCCTGAAAGCCAAAGCGGAGTCCGGTTTGATCGACTCACCCAGTTCAGTACCGACCTTAAGACGCTGGGTCGAGGAATGGCGGGACGATAATCTGGCGATCTGGGAGCAAGCCCGACAGGGCAGCAAGTATGTGGCTGAGCATATCATCAAGACCATCCACCGGGATAGCAGACTATTGAGCGTGGGCGAAGTATGGGTAGCCGACGGTCATACCTTGGCCTTCGATATCGTCAATCCCAAGACCGGTAAAGCGCAGCGCATGACCATGATCATGGTCTTCGACTGGGCTTCCAGATATCCGGTGGGTGCCACGCTCGCCTTCACCGAGGATAGCCAGCACATCCAGGCAGCTTTTCGCAACGGCTTCCTCAACTGGGGAGCCCTGCCCCAGTATGTCTATCTCGATAATGGCAAAGCCTTCAAGAGCAAGCTGTTCCACGAACAGTGGGAAGGCCATGACCTGGCCAAGGAACTGGGTGGCATCTTCCCCAAGCTTGGGATTAAAGCCCAGTTCGCCGAGAGCTACAATGCCAAGGCCAAGGTTATCGAGAGGTTCTTTAAGACCTTCCAGGAGCAGTTCGAACGCTTCATCAGCAGCTTCCGGGGAGCCAATGTAGCCGATAAGCCATCCACTCTCATGCGTAACGAGAAGTGGGCAAAGAAGCTCTATACGTCAGAACCTCCCACAACCGACGAAGCGATGCAGATGATCGGCTACTACATCAGATACGTGTATGGCAATACTCCCCACCGGGGACTGGATAACCGCAAGCCCTGGGAGGTATTCAACTCGGCTCCCAAGCCCTCTGATCGACTGGTCAATCCCTCCCGGCTCAACTTCATGATGTTGAGCGTGGAGCGCAAAGCCATCCGCAACGAAGGCTTGGTGCTGAACAAGATGAAATACTGGCATCCTGCCCTGGTCGAACACATGGGCAAGCCGGTGGTGATCAGGTATGATCTGGCTGACGCAAGGTGGGTGCTGGTCTATGATGAAGCGGATGTCTTCATCTGCCAGGCAGCCCTGCGCCAGACCCAACATCCATTCATCCAGGCCGATATGCAGAACAGCAAGTCGCATAAAGAATACCGCCAGGAATACACGCAGATCAAGAAACTGCAGCGGCTGACCGAACAGCGGACCCGGAGCTTCGTACGCAGCAATCAGGAATCGGTGGATAAGCTGCTCAATAGCTATATGAACGAGCTGCCAGCCGATAACAATCCCACCTTCATCCAACCAGCTATGATAGAAGCTCCCGCACCGGGTCCAGAAGAGGAGATCGCCAGACTGGATCAGATAGTAATCGAGCAGGATCAGGCAGCAGCTACGAACCTGCCAGAGAATACGAACAACGATCAAAATCAAGATGTTATCGAAGGCACGAGCGAGTTCGATCCCTTCGATGATGAGGAATTCAAACAAATGCTTAAGACGATCGGAATCAAATAAGGAGGATTAGATGAAGCAAGGTAAACTGGTGCCGATCCACAACGTCAAGAAAGCCGATGAATGCATCGACTTCCTGCTCAAACGACCTCGCCTGGAGATGGTGGGTCTGGGTATGCTGTATGGCAGACCCGGCCTCGGTAAGACCACCTATGCGAGGCGCATAGCCTGTACTCGTGGCTATGTCTATATCAGACTGGAAGCCACTTCCACACCCAAAACCTTCGCCAAAGAACTGCTGCAGAGCCTGTACCTTAACTTCGGGATGGGCGACTATCTGCCCGTCGGACCCTGTAACACACTCTATAAGCAATGCATCCGGCTATTGCATATGCACGAGGATACGGTCATCATCATAGATGAGATCGACTATGCCTTCCGTTATCCTGAGCTTCTTGGTTCGATCCGGGACTTGGTGGATCAAACCTTGTCAGTGGTGATTCTGGTGGGCATGCAGAATGCCAAGGACAGGCTCAACCAGATCAACGCTTACTACTTCGACCGCTGTAACTACTTCTACGAGTTCGAGACTATCAGCAAGGATGACATCCAGTTGCTGACCCAGGAGATGATGAACTGCCCCTGCCCGGAGTCACTGGTTAACTATATCCACTTCAACGCAGCCGGGAACCTGAGGAAAGCCATCAAGATCATGCACATGATCGAGCTTCGCAGCAAGATGAACCCCATCCAGGCCATGAACGAGATCAATACTAAACTGGGGGCACTATGACTTCCAAAGACCTGGTTATCCGCTTCGTCGCCTCCAGCCGGAACTTCTTTGTAATCGAACAGATCATGGAATGCACAGGTCTGTCCCGGCGAGTAATCAAGCGTGTATTAAATGAACTGGTGGCGGAAAATTGTGTTCGCCAAATCTCGAAACGTGATCCCATCTATAGCCGGGACTATGAACATACTGCTAGGATCAGCACCATCCACTGTACAGATTGGGCTTATAGCATCGAAGACTGCGAGAAGCTGATGTGGGCTCTAGATGGTAAGTACATCAGATCTATCAGAGCTCTGGCTGCCAAGATCGGGAGAAGCCGCCAGTGGGTCTTCAAGTACCTTGAGGCTCTGATCTCGGTGGATGCCATCGGTATCAGAAAGGCCGGATACTATATAACCTGCTACGAGAACATGCACAAGGTTGGCACTGTAATCACCAAAGGCATCATCAGACAGAAACGGATCGAGTGCGGCATCAAACGCACTCCTAACCGTAAGAAAAAAAGCAAATCTACTAACCACAAGTAAAGAGCGGGGGCATTCTATGACTCAGGAACAGCGAGAACGAAAACTACGTCAACAGATACATGGCCTTCGGGTCAAGAAATTCCATTGGCCGCTCGATGCCTTCAAGTTCATCATCAAGGGCCTGGGCTATGGTGAATCGCTCAGAGCCTTACCGGAGGATCGCTTAACTGAGTTGAAGGCACTCCTGCTCAAGTACCGCAAGCACGGCAGACCCCAAGTCTTTACATTCGACCGCCAGGGCAAGTATATGTTCTATCTCATGAAGACTGCAAGCTGGACCGAGTCCGAGCTCCGGGCATTCATGATCAACCACTTTTCCAAAACCCACTGGAATCTACTCAACAAGAAGGAGCGCAGAGCTGTGATCGCAATGCTGCAGAACTATATCAAACAGAATGAAAAGAAAGCCAAAGATAATAAGGAGACATCTAATGGACACACCCAAGACCCCCAAGGCTAAGAAGCCCCTACCCACTCGTATTGACGCTAACGGACAGAGCATCCCCACCTCGATCATCAGGCCGGAGATACTAAAGCAGGATGCCATCGTAACCAAGACCATCAACCGGGCTATCAAACTGCATGACCGTATGGTAGCTGACAAGAACCAGTTCTTTGAGGACGTGGAGCTTTACCTCCAGCAGGTAGCCGAAAAGAATGGACTGGACTGGAAAGGCAATGCCGTCCTCAACAGCTTTGATGGCAAGTACCGGGTTGAGATCAGGTTCAAGGAGCGCATCCAGTTCGGCATCGAACTCCAACTCGCCAAGCAGAAGATCGATGAGTGCCTGAAAGCCTGGTCTGCCGACTCCAACGTAAACCTCAGAGCCATCATCAGCGAAGCCTTCCAGGTGGATAAGAAAGGCGAGATCGCCAAGTACCGTATCCTGCGCCTGCGTAGATACAACATCAAGGATCAAACTTGGAAGGAAGCTATGGAACTTATCGACCAGGCCATCCAAGTGGTATCCACCAAGCAGTATATCAACTTCTACGAACGTGACGAGTCGGGCCAGTTCCGCCAGATCGTCCTCAACTTCCCCGCTCTGTGAGAAACAGTGGCAGCGTAATGCATCTCTATTTGATAAAAGCACAGGAGAATGAATAATGGCACCTATGAATACCAACACTGCAGAGGAACTGAACACGATGAGCATCTTCAATGATGAACGCACTTACCGCACCGATGAGATAGCCGACATGCTCAAGGTCGACCGCTCCAGCGTCTACCGCTGGATACGTGACATCGGTGATCCTCTGCCTGCTTTCAGAACTAAAGAAAACGGACAGCTGCGCTGCTCCGGTAAAGACCTCAACCTCTATCTGCTAAAGCATAAGGTACGCCCCGAGTATGAGTAACAGCCGTGAGTTCCGTATCAAGCGGGACAACTGCAAAGAAGCCTATCTGAATGGTAAGACCGATCCGCTGGAACTGGCGATGATCTTCGGAGTATCCGATATCACCGTTCGCAAGTGGATCAAGAGCGGTAAGTGGGACGAGCTCTTCAAAGAAGAGAACCAGCTCGACCACGAGATCGCCATAGCCCGCAAGAAGGCACTCATTCAAGCGCTCCGGGAGTATGCCAAGAATCCTGCCGATACAGCCATCCAGAGTTTGGTGAGCATGATGAAGCAGGATCAGAAGGACCGGCAGCCATCCAAGGAACTGAACGATTACATCGTCAAGTTCCTGGATCAGGTTACCGACTTCATGATCGAGAAAGGGCACGAAACGATGCTTAAGCAGTTCCAGGGCATACTGCACGATCTGGCGGAATACCTGAGAGTGAGAAATGGTTAACCTTCCTGCATCCTACATAAGGCCTCCCAAGCCTAAGCCCATGCCTACAGACCATCCAAGCCAACAGCCCGACATGGTCAGTCCTCCGACCTCCGGGTCCCCGCCGCCCATCCCCCTGGGCGTCGGGGGGTTACCCGGTTATGTCTAAGAAGTTCATTCAGCGGCATAACAAGGCATTGGCGGAGATCGCTTCAAAAACGATCTCCGTCTTGCCTTTTATAAACGATAATCCTGAAGCTAAGACAGACAGGATCAGGAGAACCACAGGCGAGGGCTGGGATGCCTTCTCGTTCTTCTGCCATACATATTTTCCACATATCTTCCCACTACCTTTTTGCCCAGCACATGAGACTATGTTCGATGAGACTGATAAGGGCTCAGGCATCATCGGAATCACAGGTTTTCGTGGGCTGGGCAAAACGGTACTCATGGGAGTGGTCTATCCGATCTGGAGGATCATCAAAGGTGAACGCTATGTGATCCATACTGCGGCAGACGTAGATCTGGCTCAGGAGAGAACAGCGTTTACTTTACATGAATTGCAGAACAATAAGCGGCTTACTATGGATTATCCTGAGCTGCAGCCAGTGGATGCCTTTGATCTCGACTTCTATCTCAAGAATAAAGCCAGGATCAGAGCACGTTCAATCAAGCAATCTCATAGAGGAACTATTAATCCCAAGACTGCTAAGCGGCCAGGACTGATTGTCTGTGATGATATCGATAAAGAAGAGAACATGGGTAATCAGTCCATAGGCAAGAGACGCATGGAGAAGATCACTCAAGAGCTTGCTGGAGCACTCTCACCCGAGGGTAACGGCAAGATCGTCTGGCTCGGTAACCTGGTACATCCCAATTACTCCATCTGCCAGTTTCAGGAGCTCATATTAGGCGATTTACGGGCAGATAATCCCGATTTAGACTTATCCTACCAGATTGCATTAAAGACGCACCAAAAGGCGATCCTGCGCTTCCCTCTCGAAGATATGCATGGCAAGTCCATCTGGGAGGAGCAGTACCCTACTGTCACTCTGCCAAACCTGCGAGCCAAGTTCGGACATACCGGTTATCAGAGGGAGATGCTTGGACAGCCGGTAATCGAAGGTAACATCTTCAAGAACCACTGGTTCACCAAGTATAGAACACTTCCTGAACCATCCCAGATGAAGCGGGTCTGGCTCTATGCTGATCCTGCCTGGGGAGAGAAGGGCTGTTACAAGGCTGTCATCTCCATTGGCTATGATGGTAACAGGTTCTATGTGATCCACGTCTGGATACGTCAGACTGAGAACACCAAGTTCTTCCGATACTACTATGATGCCTATCAGGAGTTGGATCGAATCTACAGAGTAAAAGCCCGAGCAGCCTGTGAAACCACTTATGGTCAAGCTCGCATCCTGGCTGACTTCGATCGGTGGGCACAAGACAATCACTTGCCTCCAATAAGCCACAGAATCAAGCGTATTGATAACAAGGATAACAAGAACCTGCGTATCGAGAGGACTGAAACCATCATTGAGACAGCCAAGATCCTCTTTCCGGAGGGTCAAGATACTCCCACTCTCATAAGTCAGTTCCTCACTTACCCTGATGGCTATATTGATGGCTGTGATGCTTTGGCTGGCTGTCTGGAACGGTTCTCCGAATACGATATCGGCAGGAATAGAGTGAAAGTCCGGAGGTTCAGCTTCTGATGAACTACTACGATAAGCTCATGCTTGAGTACTACCGGGTCCTCAATAATGCCTGGAAGACCGAGATCAAGGATGCAGCACGACTTGCCATCCAAATGATGAGTGACATACCACGAGCCGAGAAGATCAACAAGAACGCCATAGATAAGCTCATGGGCATCATCAATACCCGGTTGGGAGATGACTTCGCAGCACTGGTCAATGAGCCCACCAAAGCGATAATAGACCGCTGTGTGCGACTTGGATTGAGAGACACCCAAGTGCAAGCCCCCACCAAGACCAGCATCGGGCTCTGGGGTATTGAAGATCAGCATCTCTCATCCACCATTCAGAAGCAGCAGTTGTTCTGGATCGGTAACCACTTCGAAGCT